TATGAAATAAAAATAAATAGTATGCTATACTTTCTATTATCTCCTGTAAATATACTTAGTATTAGAAAGATAGACTTAATATATAGTAGTTGTTATAGCTATAGTGATTATAGTACATAGATAAAAACTACTTTTGATTAATCTTGGTTTACATGGGACTATAAGTAGTTCTATCATGCAATAATTCACCTATCTAGAGATTTACTAGAGATTATTATAAATGAATTATCACTTGAAAAGAAAAATCTTGAAAGTGAAAAAGAAAGTTTACGTCAGACTTATGATTCTCGAATTAAAGAACTTAATAATGCAATTCAATCTGCAGATTTACTCTTTAAAGAACAGTTAGGTGCTACGGATCTCAATAAATTATATGAAGAAGATCCTAGTCATGCAGCTAAGTTAGAGTTTAAAATTAGACAACAACAAACTCGCATTAATGATTTATGTAAAAAAGCTGATGAAGCTTTTCAAAGTGAATTTACTAACTATCTTAAAAAAGAAATAAAACTTGCAGAAGAACGCATACCTGAGTTTGCAGATCCAGTAAAATCTGTTGAGTTTAAATCTAATGCTAAAAAACTTTTAGCTGATTATGGATTTAAAGATAATGAAATATCTTCATTAACTGATCATAGATTTTTATTGGTCCTTAAAGATGCTATGCAATTTAAAAACTCAAAAGCACCTAAAGACCTTTCTCCAAAAAAGGTAGTTACTGCTCCAAAAGTTATTAAAGCTGGTGTCGCAAAAACAGATAGTTCAGTTCGTGATGTCATAAAACAAAAAATTGGGAAAGTAAGAAAGACTGGTCGCATGGAAGATGCTCAGTCTGCCATACTTCAAATGATAACACAAAAAAAATAAGGAAAAATAAATGGCACAACCATCAAATACTTTCGATACTTACGATGCAGTAGGTATTAGAGAGGACTTACAAGATGTGATTTATTCTATTTCTCCAACTGAAACTCCTTTCATGAGTTCAGCTGCTAGAGAACAAGTTAAATCAACAACACACGAATGGCAAACAGACGCACTTGCTGCAGCAGTAACAAATAATGCTGTTATCGAGGGCGATGAAGCTACTCTTGATGCTTCTACAGCTACAACTAGACTTGCAAATAAAACGCAAATCATGGATAAAACTGTAGTAATTACAGGCACTCAAGAAGCAGTTGATAAAGCTGGTAGAGCAAGTGAATTGGCTTATCAAATTGCTAAAAAATCAAAAGAACTAAAACGAGACATCGAAGCTACTTTACTTGCTAATCAAGCTAAAGTAACTGGTGATGCTTCAACTGCAAGAAAATTTGCATCTCTTGGAGCATGGGTGTTTTCTAATGACTCATTAGGTTCTGGCGGTGCATCTCCAACTGGAGATGGTACTGATGCTAGAACTGATGGAACACAAAGAGCTTTCACAGAAGATCAACTGAAATCAGTTATCAAATCTGTTTGGAACGCAGGTGGAAGTCCATCAATCCTAATGGTTGGTCCTTTCAACAAACAAAAAGTATCTGGATTCACAGGTGGATCTACTAGATTTGATGCTTCAGAAGATAAAACATTATACGCAAGTATTGATGTTTACTCATCTGACTTCGGTGATCTAGAAGTTGTACCTAACAGATTCTCTAGAGATAGAGATGCTTGGGTTCTAGATATGGACTACTGGTCTGTAGGTTTCTTAAGAGACTTCACTATGCACGAGTTATCAAAAACTGGTGATAGCGAAAAAAGACAGCTTTTAGTTGAGCTTACTTTAATCTCTAGAAACGAAGGTGCTAGTGGACTTGTTGCAGACTTAACAACGTCATAGTATAAATAATCTGAGGGGGAGAGCAATCTCCCCTTCATAAACATTTGTTTGGTCTTTGAAGTCTTAAAGACGGAACGAAGCAAACATAGGAAAACAAAATGAGAACATTAAACGACTACTTTTTAACTGCTAGATTAGCTGACGTATCTGCTGCTAGTTCAGTTAATATCGCTGTACCTGATGATGGAAAAATTATTAAAATTATTTCTGTATTAGGTGGAGCAATCACAACAGCTAACTCAGCTGTAACAAGTGCTATAAATGGAACTACTGTAACAGGTGGTGGATTTACTGTAGCATTTTCTGGATCAGCTGCAGGAGACATTGATACTGCTGAACCAACAGCTGCTAATAGTGTTAAAGAAGGTGATTATATAACAATTACATCAGATGGTGGATCTTCTACAAGTCAACCAATTGATATAACAGTTATTATCAGAAGATAATTTTACATTAGGGGGTAGCAATACCCCCTTTTTTAATTTAAAAAGGAAATATATGGCAATTATGAATTATGGTCTTAGACCAGTAACAACATCTAAAGTAGCTATGAGTGGTTCATCTGCTCAAAGTTCTGCAATAGGTGCAAACATACAATACGTAAGATTAGTAGCTGATGCTGCTTGTCATTACAATATTGGTGTTAACCCTACAGCAACAACTAGCACAGTTTATTTACCTGCTAATGAAATAGAAATTATTAAAATTTCTGAAGGTGAAAAAGTAGCTGGAATTTGTGCATCTGGAAATTTATACGTTACATCATTAACTGAGTAATGTCCAAGTTAAGAGACGTTGAGTTTGATGGAGTAATCCGTTCAGATTATATTAAAGAATCTGATGGTAAGCTTACTATTAAACAAACTCAAGATGTTGAACCAGTTCTTAAAAAGAACAAACAACTTATTACTTTAAATGATGGTTATTCTAAATCTAGAGATTTAAAAAGAGTAGCAAGTATTCCAAATATTTGTTTAACAATTTGGGCCAAAGAATATAATGGAACTAATAATTGGTTTGGAATACCAGATGTAGAACGTAAAAAGATTTTAAAGAAAAAATTAAACTCTAATGAGTATAGATATTTTAGAACTGCAGAAGGAAAAATATAATGGCAATTAGTACCTATACAGAATTAAAATCCACAATAGCTAACTGGCTTAATAGATCTGACCTTACATCTGAAATATCTGATGACTTTATAAAATTAGTTGAAGCTGATCTTAATGCTAAATTAAGAATTAGACAAATGGAACAGATTGATACTATTACTATTAATAGTGAAACAGTTACAGTTCCAACAGGCTTTATAGCTGTAAGATCATTTTATATTTTATCTGGTGGTACAAAATATCATTTAAATTACATTACACCTGCAAATTTATTTGCAATTAAAGGTGGCTCAACTACTGGCTTACCAAGAGTTTATACAATTGAATCAGATAATGGAGTAGAACAATTTAGATTTGCTCCAAGTCCAGACACAACTTATACAGGGTACTTACAATACTATAAAGCATTTACACCACTATCATCTAGTAATGCTTCTAATTATATTTTAGCCTCACATCCTGCAGTTTATTTATATGGAAGTTTATTTCATGCTGCCAATTTTATTGGCGGTATTGATGCTAATCAAGTTCAAACCTGGACCGCTATGTATCAAGCAGCATTATTAAGATGTGAAAATAATGATCTTCAAGATTCATTTGGTGGAGCTCCAGTAATGCAAAAAACAGATGTTGGTACTGATTTATCTTTCTATAGGAGAAAATAAATGCAAGTTCCATTTGGAGAATGGTTACCAGATCAACCAACACATTTAAATAAAGGTGCTAATGTAGCTAATAATGTTTATTATGCTTCACAAGGTTATAAACCATTTAAAAGTTTGGTTGCTTACAGCTCCAATACGATTTCAGCAAATGCTAGGGGTGCAGGTTCATTTAGAGATAATACTAATACTGTTTATAATTTTGTTGCAACTAACTCTAATATTTATCAATTAGATTCAGGAACATTCACTTCAAGAAAAAGTGGATTAACTGGTAGCAATACTGATTTTTGGACATTCACACAATACGGAAATTATATTATTGCAAGCAATGGTGTTGATGCACCTCAATATTATTTAATGGGAACATCTACTAATTTTGCAAATTTATCAACTATTGCAACATTAGGAACAGTTCCAACATTTAGAGTATCAGGTGTTATTAGAGATTTTTTAGTTACCGGAAACATTGTAAATGCAACTAATAGAATTCAATGGTCTGGTATTAATGATATTACAACTTGGACAGAAGGTTCTAAGCAAGCAGATTATCAAGACTTACCAGGTTCAGGCGGAAGAATTGTAGCTATTACATCAGGCGAAGTTGGTTATGTATTTAGACAAAACCAAATTATTCGTATGGACTATGTCGGTGGTGCAACCGTATTTAGATTATCTGTGATTTCACCTAACAGAGGTGCAGTCTATGGTCATACTGTTTGCCAAGACAATAGAAGGGTTTTCTTTTATGCTGATGACGGTTTCTTCCAAATAGATGGAGATAATATTATTTCAATCGGCGCTGAAAAGGTTAATAGATTTTTTGATAATAATTTAAACAAAGCATATACCGATAGAATTGTAGCAACCGTTGACCCATTTAATCAACTTGCTTTATGGTTATATCCATCTGCTAACAATACAAATAATACAACTGGTATTTGTGATAGAATTTTAATTTATAATTATGCAACGCAAAAATGGTCATTAGCAGAAGTTAGTGCATCATTTATATTTTCACAATTCGTTGGTGCATATACTGTTGAATTAATGGATATTATTTCAACTAATTTAGATAATATTAATATTGCTTTAGATACAGACTTTTGGTCTGGTGGACAATTATATTTAGGTGCAATT